CATCAGTTACACCAGTGACCTGGCGGCTTACGGTAGCATTCGTAGCATAAGCGGCTTCCAGAAACGCAGCAGTGCTGATCGCCTCTGTAGAAAGGATTCGTACAGGTTCCATTGAGGTCTCTCTATAATATGAGGAACGGGAGGCGTGTCTAACGCCACTTGAGGCGGAAGGTTATCCTCCCGCCCCTCACATTTACTTTAGGTCAGCGCGTTGATGAGACCGCTGGACTTGAAGTTCTTGTGCTTCAGCGAGAACTCACCGACAACCATGTGGCGGTCAGCATCGCCGTCCTTGCCAAGCATCGTGCGGGTCCAACCACGGAGCGTGCACTTCTTGAACATGCTCGGGTCATACAGGAACGCAACGCTCGACAGGAGCCAACGGTTGAGCACAACCTTGACTTCGCCATACGGAGAGACATACAGATCGACCACGTTGGTGATCTTCTTGTCCTGGCCGAAGTCACGGGTACGGCCCGAAGCGCCCGCAAAGCCTGCAACGATGATGGAGTCCGAGGGCTTGATCATGAAGATGTTCGGCTCACCGCCGGCATCGTAGACCTTCTTCTGGACGTTCAGGAGCATCGTCTCGGTCAGGGCGGCAGTGCCACCCGCTTCGATGTTGCCCGCGTCAATCATGTAGAGGGCCGAAGCCATCTCACGCTCCGTAGCGCCCGTTTCCGAGCCAGCCACAGCGGCGTTGTTGATAGACACGAAGGCGTACTCGAGGTCACGCTTCAGTTCCTCGCCGGTCTTGGCAAGCTGATAAGCGGTTTCCTTGGCACGGCCATAGGTCTTCACGGCATCCGAAGTAGCGGAGATGCGGAAGGTGTCCGACATGATCTGCGTGTAGTTGGTACGCATGACGGTCGGCGTACGGGCAACGTCAGACGCAACGAAGCCTTCGAGCTTCTTGTTGTCAGCCGGCGCACGGAGGGAGTCCTCCTGCCACTCAAAGACCTTGGCAGAGATCGACTCGTTGCCAATCGAGGACTGGAACGGAGTCTTGGTGGGAGAGATGTTGGTGATGATGTCAGAGACATCTTCAGCCAGACCGATCTGGTCATAGGTAGAGTAAAGAGACATTGTTCAGGTTTCCAGTAAAAGGAGATGTGATGGGCTACTTTTCCCAACGGGCCAAGATAGCGGCTACTGCATCTTCCTTACTGCCAGTCTTCTTGAGCCTTTCGACGGATACCTTGCCCTTGTCTTCGTTGAACCTCGTGGTGTCCGCAGATGCAGTGGACGTGAGGACCTTCTTGGGGGCAGTTGCTTTCTTCTGGAGGGCCACCTTCTTGGCCTTGTCATAACGGTATGCGTTGTAGAGCAACTTGAGGCTCGGAACGTCTACGATGTTATTGAAGGTTTCTGGTGCCATGCCGTTCTCAACAGCGTGTTCCCGGATCTGTGCGTACAGATCGGGGCCCCAACCCTTGATACCCTTCTCAGGGTCTGACAGTTCAGCAATCGTCTGCTTGGCCATCTCGGCCATGAACTGGGAACGCTGGCTCGCCATGTGCTGGACGTAGCCGTTGAGTTCCTGGTTGAAGAACGCATATTTCTGATACTTGGCCTGGGCCTCCTGCCTGAGGGCGTTAAGCTCCTCCGACGAGAGTTCCTTGGAAGCAACGAGGAAGTCTATCTCCGCATAGGGGCGATATTCGTCCTCAGCAATTTTAGCCATCTGTTCAAGAGCGGCGATGTGCTTCTGAGATGCCTCTTCAGCTTCTTTCCGCTTGGCAGCAAGCTCCTGAGACTTTCGTGTTCGAGATGCTTCCTGACCGTAGAGGCGCTTAAGATCCTTGACGGATGCCGTGATCTCCTCGCCGTCCACAGTTACCTTGACGAGTGCATCGTCACTTTCGATAACTGTAGGCTTCTTGGAATCTTCCGGGGCCGTTGGTTTCTCTTCGTCTTCCAGGTCCAGTTCGATCTCTTCATCACCCGATGGCTGTGAGGCGTCTACAGGTTTCTCCTCGACGGCCTTCGGTTCCCCTTCCGCAGGTTTGGCTGGCTCACTTGGAGCGGCTCCCCACTGTTTCAGGATGGCACTTGTAGCTGAATCAATATTCAAGTCTTCTGAGGTCACGCCCTGCTGGGTAGTGTCCATTGGTATTCCTTACTATTCTTGTGAGTCCTTACTATTTGACTCAATCATTTCTTTTGCGGTCTTGTACTGCTCCATCTTCGAGACAAGCTCTTTGAGGGCGTGGTAGACCAGGTACATAGCTTCGCGGCGCTCGTCTTCCTCTATGTCTGTTGCGATAATAGCGGCGGCGATGTCGGCTTGAAGCTCTTTGACCATCAGGTCGAAGCAAGGGTGACGCATGAAGTCTGCGGCAATCTCGCCCTTCCTGATGATCTCTTGTTCGAGTGGGGTGTACTCTGTCATTAGCTATTGGGCGACACGATCTGTGTCTGCTTTGTCTCCATTGGAGGCGTTGACTCGAGGATGTCCATCTCACGCATGGCAATGTCGCGCTTGGTCTCGGAGTCGAACTCCTTGCGCTCCATGTCACGCTGCTGGACCATCATGTCGATCTGCTTGAACATCTTGTCCATCTCGACCTTCATGGCTTCCATCTCAGCCTTGTGCTGGGCCTGCATTGCTGCAATCTCAACCTTGCCAGTGATGGCTGCCGTCTCTGCCTTGGTCTTCTCGACGTTGGCAATGTAATCCGGCGGCGGCTCTGGGGGCTTGGCCTTGTCAGCAGGAATCATGTAGTCATCGACGTTCTTGATGCCCTTGTTCTCGTAGTAGCTCCGAAGCATGTTGTACTTCTGAGGAAGCTCGTAGAGTGGGGCGATACTCGGGTCGCTGCTCATGAACTGGTGGAGTGCGAGGAACTTCTGGGCCTCACGCTCCTGCTCCCCGTACCCAAGCTTGAGGGACACGGAGACATCGGTACGCTGCTCCCACTGCTCCGGGTCTATCTGGACCCAATTGCCGGCGAGATTGACGATCTTCTTCTTGTCTTCCCGCTCCAGAACGAGCTTGTAGATTTCTAGGTACAGCGGGACGAGGAAGTTGTTCGCAAAGTTACGAGCAATGATCTTCTGGCGCTGCATCGAGAGCGTCACGAGGTTCTCAACGAGACCCTGGGCGTTCTGCTTACTCACAGCATCTTTATTGAGACCCTGTGACAATTTTGACACACCCGTGGTGTCCTCCTTGTCCTCGTCCAGCAACTGAATGGTCTGGAAGACGAAGGGGTTCAGGGAGTTCTGAGGGAGCGGAAGGAGGCCATCAGGGCGCGTTACATTCACGAGGCCGCCGATGCGGTTCTCCAGCATCTCCTTGGGGTTCAACAGAGACCCCTTGACAACCATGTAACGGGGGTTGTTCGTGATAACTGTGTGATCCAGGATGCCGCGCATAAGGATAGAGCGGGCGTTCTGGGTCGGGATGACCTTCGAGGCGAAGTTGGAGCCATAGAAGGCGTGAGGAATCGGAAGGGGCACGAAGCAAATGAAGGGGTGCCTGTCAACTTCCTGCCGGTCGAGGATGTGCTTGCCGGCCTTGGTGAACTTCCAGAGCTTGAGCTTCCCTGTGCCCTCTACGTCGAGCCTTATGTAGCACTCGTAAACGGTCTTTTCGGCAGCTTGATCCTGGAACTCTTTGTTGAACTCAAAGTCATTTGCAAGCGTGTCGAAGCGGGCAAGCGTGTCAGGGTCTGTAGCAGCCCCGAGGCCGTCTGAAGGTACCTCCTTGGCCTGCTCAAGCGTCAACCCCTGCTCCATTAGCCAGGCTACGGTCTTCTTGAGGCGCCTTCCGCAGAACTGCGTGTCCTTATTTAGGGCCTGCTCGGTAGACTTGATAAGGAACTCCTCAGGCGGCACGACTTCCACACGAACTTGTGAATAGTCCTTCTTGCGAATGAGGGTGCCTGATACAATACCTGTCCCTGGCTCGTCTTCTTCAGCGTCCTTAAGCTCGAGATCAGGCTCCTCGAGAAGCATGTCGAGACTGTCGATGGGAGCGCCTTCAAAGGTCTCCTCTTCGTCCTTAATGCACTCGTCCCAGTAGACCTGTACGATACCTACGCGGGCAAGAAGAGCGTCCTGAATCGTGTCCGAGAAGATCTGGTAGCCATTATTCTGGTTGAACAGAACATCTTCAACGTACAAAGATTCAATCTTGGCGTCTTCAGTGTCCTCTGGACCCATAGGATCGAAGTCAGCGATCTGTGTTCCGGCGGCGAAGGTCTCCAGGAGGACAGCCTTCGTGCTTTCTACGGTATCCCACACGTCCATCGAGACGTACTTGGAGTTGCCGGCGTGCTGGGGCTTCGGAAGCTTACCGTGGTAGTAGTCCAGAACGTCCTTACGCTCCTTGGAGAGCACAGAATCGTAATGGCCGATGCCACCCTTGAGGTTTTCCTCGAGCGCCACCAGGATTTCCTCGTCCGTAAGCTTCTTAAAGCGCTTGGCCATTAAACCATCTCTATGTAATAGTCGGAGGTAACTTCCACTGGCGTGAACTTACCGGCGTGGACGTGGTTAGCGAGGGCCAGAGCAATCACGCAGTCGTCATGACAGCCTTGCTCGGCCTCGAGTGCTCCGCTCTCAGTAAC